TTTGCAGAAACATTGCCTCTTTTGTGCTGGAATAAACGTCAAATGATACACTATGCCTTGACATATGCTATTTTTTTGCAGGATTACAGAGACTTAGCATCTTTTTTGCCCAGATTTTGGCCTACTGGCTTGAAAATGCACGACCATGCAGGTGCCACGGCCCCGTACACCGTATACGTTCATGGATAAATACACAGATCAGGGTTTTAAGGTGTTAACCACAAGGCAAACTGACATGGATACATGCTCAAGTACTATGCATGTGCCTAAATTTTGTGCAACATTAAGGTATTTTTATGATTGTGTTACTTTATGGCTTGACTAACTTGACAGAATCTGGTATAATTATGTACAACTAAAGAACACTTACAGTGATACACTTAAATGTTTTTTAATTAAATATATAATAACACTTAAATGCTACACTTACAGTGGTTATTAATTTAGATTGTTAATACACCTAAGTGTATAGCATGTGTTTTTCCTAGAAAGTTCTTGACAATGGCTAAAAAATCTGTAAAACTATACACAGATAATGTACTTGATGCATTTTATGACGCTATCCGTAACAACTCCCTAGATAAACTTCATATCCCACACAGTGATGTATTCTTTGTGCGCACGGCAGTTGAAGCCTACTATGGTCGTTCCTTTACTTTGAAACATGTAGAGGATGCAATGAGGGCAGAAGGGTGGTCTGAGCCGGGAGAGCAAAATGTTTGAAGCAATGGTATTGGCATGTGCTATGGGAACTTTTTCCCCGGACACATGTGTACAGGCTAACGATCAAGAAGGTCCATATGCTACACAAGAAGAGTGTAAGGCTCGTGTTGAAGAGATGATTGCAGGTCTTGCAGTCACTATTCCTGTACCTATGAACTTTCACTACAAGTGTGAGCAGCAAAAGCCAAAGGGTATAAAGCTATGAGCGTAAAATATCGTGGCATAACTTTTCCCGGCTACAATAAACCTATAGCTTCTAACCGTGAGGGTAAGAAGAAGATGGTTTTAGCCAAAAAAGGTGAAACGATAAAATTAATACATTTCGGTGCAAAGGGGTACGGACACAATTATAGTGCTGCCGCCCGTAAATCTTTTAGAGCAAGACACAAGTGTGACACCGCCACTGATATCTTGTCTGCTCGTTACTGGGCCTGTCGCACATTATGGGGTGGTGCAGGTAAACCTAAACAGTCTAGCCCCAAATCAAGAAAAGGGAAATATTAAAATGGCTGGAGTAGATAGTGTAATAAGTCTTGCATTCAAATTGACAGGACCAATTAGAAAAAAAGCGATGAATGCTTTGGGTATTAATCCTGCAGGTAAACCGGGTCGTTCTGGAGATGGTATTGTAGTAGGACGTGATAGGGTAAAGATTGAAAAGAAAATTAATCAGTTAAAAGGTGGCGGTAAAGCATTAGGTGCTGCTGCTATTATTCACGAGTTGCTAGGCATTAACACTGTAGCAGATGGTTCTATTAGAAAAGATGGTGATAACTATAAATTTGTACCTGTAAAACCTAAAGCAAAAGTTAAACCCAAGTCTGACCCACGTAAAGACAAACAGATAACACTCCCTAAACGTAAGCCTAAGAAGCCCAAATCAAAAGTAACTCCACCAAAGCCAAAGCCAAAACCAAAGCCTAAGAAGAAACAGAATGGTGTGAAGTTCGTATTTGAAACAAATAAGAAGGGTAAGTAAGATGGCTAAACCTAAAAAAACTTATACGGAAGTGCAAAAAGAAGTTAATGATATTGCAAGACGCAATGATCTTAGTGATGATCAAGCAGAATCTTTGTTAAGGCGTAGGCTACGGCAGGAGGGTATTCCTTTGCCAGAGTTCATGTCTAAAAAACAGGAATTTAAAAAGGGCGGCGTAACAAAAAAAACAGGACCAATGAAGATGGCTCATGGTGGTATGGCGCACGGTAAGCCGCACATGTACTTATCCAACGGTGGTGCTGTAACAGATAACTTGCCTAACCCCGGTTTGAAAGAACTTGCTAAAACAGCTAAAGGTAAAACTGCTGTACGTAAAATGGGATTTGATGTTTAAGTGGCTCCACGTATTCCACGCAAAAAGGGTCAACCTGCTAAGTCAAAAAAGCATAGCGACTTGTATACGGATGAAGACCCTAAAGGCACTATACGTGGTTTAAAGTTTGCCACGGTAAAAGATGCTGAAGCTAGTGTACGTAAAATAAAAGCGTCAGACAGAACCGATGCACACAAGACGCAAGCTGCTATAGCTATGGAGCAACGGGCGAAGGTCGCAGGTAAAACATCTGCCGCTGCAGTATTTCGTAAATTTATAGAAAGTCAAAAGAAAAAGACTGCCGCAAAGAAAAAGAAAATGGCTGTAGGAGGCAACGTAACTAAACGAAATTATCAAAAAGAGTATGCCAACTATCAAAGCAAACCAGAGCAGAAGGTTAACCGTGCTGCACGTAATCAGGCACGTAGGACAGTCAAGAAGGCTGGTATAAACACTGCTGGTAAGGATATAGCACACAAGAATGGCAATCCTCGTGATAATCGTAGGGGCAATCTTACTCTCCAGCGTCCTTCCCAGAATAGGTCTTTTGCTAGAACAAAGACTGCTGGCAAACGGAACAGACGTGCATAGAGTTGAAGCAGACATACGCAAGTGGTCAAAAGACTTTTTAGAAGTACCTAACGCTAAACTAAATGGTCTGCCACCTTGCCCCTATGCCAGAAAAGCATGGGCTGATAACAAGGTAGTGTTCAGTCTTAATACAGGGATAGATGGACTACTAGAAGCTATTCGTAAGTTTGATGGTCACGACTACGATATTGTAGTGTGGGCTGAAGAAGATTTGCCAGACATGGAATACCTAGATGGTCTATGTGATGGCATGAATGAGTTGATGTCAATAGCTGGTATTGATTTGCACCTGATGGTGTTCCACCCTGACTATGACGCAACAGAGGCTGGTCTTGAGTTTCTTGTCGATGACGATGTAACTGATAGCAGCTTATCTTATTGTATGGTCTTTGTGCAGAAACTTTCTAAACTAGACGATGCAGCTTTGTATCTGGAAAAGTCTAATTACTACGAACACTTTCCAGATGACGTTTATGATGCTCTGGTGCTTGACAGAAGGAGATTAAGAAATGGCAATGCACGGTAAAGCTAAAATGGCTAAGAAGAAAATGCGCGGTGGTGGAATGACCAAGATGCGTGGTGGCGGCATGTCCAAAAAGAAAATGATGGGCGGCGGCATGGCTAAGATGGCTAAGAAGAAAAAGATGATGCGCGGCGGTATGGCTAAAAAGAAGAAGTAATGCCATATGTTGCAGATTCGGAAATACATGGACTTGGTGTTTTCGCAGATAGGGACTATGCTCAAGGAGATACAATTGAGTTGTGTCCTTATCTGGTCGCGGATTATCCTGACGTGGGAGATGAGTGTATCCTCCATGACTACATGTTTCACACGCCTTATATTGATACTGAAGAGTATTATATTCCACTTGGGTTCGCTATGGTCTATAATCATAGCGCAAGCCCAAACGCTGAGTGGGACATTGAAGAAGAAGATGAACGCTTTGTTAGGTTTTTTGCGCTTAAAGAAATAAAGCAGGGCGAAGAAATACTACACGATTATGGTGTAGACTATTGGGAAAGTAGAGATGCCGAAACTAAATGACGGTTCTAAATTTGTTACAAACGTAACGGCATTGTCTTCAACTAACGACACCGATTGTTATGTTGTACCTAAAAACTTTTCTTCACATGTAGAAAACTTACTGATTATAAATAACGACAGCAGTAGTAGAAACTTCACTGTTAAGTATTACGAAAAGTCTGCTAATACTACACATACCTTACAAAATACTTTTGCACTTGCTGCTAAAACAAGCACGAGTGTTTTTACTATGGATCAACCTCTGTATATACATGCAGAAGATAAAGTGATTGTAGACGCTGGAACAGCAGACACACTGACAGTAGTAGTGGTTGCTGAAGAGTTTTATGATCCCGCAAGATAGGAGATAGGAGATGGCACGTGTCTCTAAAAAACCCCCCGCTAAAAAGAAAGCCCCACAAGCTAGGTCGAAAACGAAACAGACTAGAACGCTTAAACTTGCGCCGGGTGGTGCGGCAAAGAGCAAGAGTAGAGTTAACGAAGCTGGCAACTATACTAAGCCCGGAATGAGAAAGCGTATATTTAATCGGATTAAAGCAGGTAGCAAGGGCGGCGCACCGGGACAATGGTCGGCGAGAAAAGCCCAGATGACAGCGGCTGCTTATAAGAAAGCAGGTGGAGGTTACAGGTCGTGAAGTGGAACATGTATTTTTACTTCTTGTATTCATAGGCATTGGAGATGATAAGAAACTAGAGAGCAAAGATTTGTTCTTTAGAGATTTAAATGACTGTGTGTGGTATGCACAAAAATTACATAAACAAGGAAATCTAGTTACTTCATACTGCCTTCCTAGATACGTTAACCCCGGCAACGTAAGGATATATTAATGGACCCCGTTAGTGCAATGGCAACAGCATCAGCAGCGTTTGGTGCTATCAAAAAAGGCTTTCAAATAGGCCGTGATATTGAATCAATGGCCTCTGACTTGTCACGCTGGATGGGTGCAATGTCCGACTTGGACATGCTGGAGAAGGAAGCCAAGAACCCGCCTATCTTTAAGAAACTGTTTGCTGGTAAGTCTGTAGAACAAGAAGCCATAGAGACATTTGCTGCTAAACAAAAAGCACAGCAACAACGCTACGAACTACAGCAGTGGATTGGCTTGACGCTTGGAAGGTCTAAGTGGGATGAGTTGGTTAAGATGGAAGGGTCCATCCGCAAGCAACGTCAAGAAACCCTATACAAACAAAGGCAACGTAGACGTAAGTTTGTAGAGATTGTAGCGTGGATACTTATGGGGTTGTTCTCTGCAGGAATACTTTACGGGTTTGTATCATTTCTTAAAGGCACACTAGCTAATGCAGAAACGCGGCCTGAATATGTAACGTGCAGACTAAAGGGATGTAGTAAGATAGATGGGGAAAAACTCTGTATATATCACGGCCCTAACAATACGGTGGATAGTGTTTGGATGGGTATAAATGAATACTACCCACGAGAAATACAATGCAAGTACGACCCCAAACACGAAAAACCACCCAGCTTACGTGAAACATTTAAAGCTATAGAGAAGTCAAGAAAGTAATGAAAGCCCCACAAAAAAGTTTAAAAAATTGGACGAAGCAAAAGTGGCGCACTAAATCAGGTAAGCCTTCTGCTAAGACAGGTGAGAGGTATTTGCCAGAAAAAGCAATTAAGTCCTTGACAAGTGCTGAATATGCTGCTACAACTAAAGCTAAAAGAGAAGGTAGCCGTAAAGGTAAACAGTTTGTTAAGCAGCCAAAAAGTATAGCTAAAAAAACAGCAAGGTTTAGAAGAGGTGGATGATGTTAAACTTATTAATAGGACCAATTACTCAACTCGCAGGTACGTGGCTTGAAGGAAAGGTTGAAACTAAGAAAGCACAGACTGCATCTAAAGTCGCAACGGCGAAGGCTGAAGCGGTTATTATGGAAAAAAAGGCCACGGGTGAAATTGATTGGGACTTAGAAATTGCTAAGAGTAAAGCAAATTCTTGGGCTGACGAATGGTTAGTAATTCTATTTAGCATACCATTAATACTAGCATTTGTGCCGGGAATGGAAGAGGTAGTAGCAAATGGTTTTGCGCAGCTTAATGCCATGCCACAATGGTATCAGTATAGCCTTGGTGTTATTGTTGCTGCCAGCTTTGGTGTACGCAGTGCTACAAAATTCTTTGGTAAAAGGTAGCCCTAATGCCGATGTGGAGTATGCACGAGAGAACTACAGAAGAACAAGCGAGGAAAAATCGTGGCAGAAGTAACTATGGAAAGATTGTTGAAGTGGAAGATACTACCACGTCTGATGATGCTTGGGATGTCCTTATCCGCTTGGCGGGTAGTGGAGTGGTTTATGACGCTAGCAGCACTAGTGAGTGTAGTCACGGGGGCCATGACAGGTGCATTTGCGGTGTGGATGGGACATGAAAAATGAAATATAATAGAGATGATTTAATTGAAAAACTAATCCAGCACGAAGGTTTACGTCTTCAAGTATATGAAGACAGCCTTGGTATTGCCACAATTGGCATAGGAAGAAACCTAGAAGATCGTGGTATCACGCCAGAAGAGTTAGAATGGATGGATATACCCAACATGGCTATAGTGCATATTATGGGTATTACAGAGGCTGATGCTAT